GGTTGCAAGACCTAGCGCAGATTTGAGCGAATGGTTCAAACCTCTAACTTGGTCCGCGAATGAGCGAAGACGCTAAAAAGGAAACGCAGCGCGCGGTGGCGGCGGCGCTGAAGATTACGACCGAGTCGCTGCGGCTTTACCGCAAGCTGCGCGGCGCGCCGGCCGGCTGGAACGTCGAGGAGTGGCGCACGTTCATCGAGCAGAGAGGTTTAGCCAAGGCGAGCAGCGACGTGCTCTCGGAGCTCAAGGTGCTGATCGCGCAGGAGGAGCTCAAGAAGAAGCAGCGCGAGAACGCGGTGGCGGAGGGCAAGATAATCGAGCAGGAGACCGTCGCCGATTTCCTGCGCGAGTGGACCGCAAAGCTCGACCTGATGCTAACTTCCGAGCTTGAGGTAAACGCGCCGCCGCTATTATCTGGGAAGTCGATTGTTGAGGTGCGCGAAGAGATGAAGGCGATCCACGACCGAATCCGAGAAGCGACGAAGACCGGCCTGCTTAAGTGGCAGCCGGTCGCTGCCTGATGCCGCAGACGCGCGAACAGTTACTTGAGAAGAAGCGGGCCTACGCGCAGCGAGTGCGCCAGGGACTGACGCGCGAAGACAAGGATCGGCTCAATGCTGCGGCGCGTGCTGCGTATCAGGCGAACTTAGAGACCAGCCGGCAGAAGAACCGCGAGAAGGCCCGTGAGCGATACTGGGAGAACGTCGAAGAGACGCGCCAGCGGCGAAAGGTTGAGGCGCGCGGTTACTACGCCAAGAACGCCGAGCGACTGGCAGCCATCAATCGCGCATCACGCGAGAAGGCCAAGGTCGAGGATCCGGCTGGGTTCGCCGAGCGGCGCAAGCGCTATCAAGAGACCTATCTGAAGCGCCATCAGGACGCGCGTCGAGAGACGATCCGCGCCTACTACGCGAAGAATCGCGCAGCTTGCGTGCAACGCTGCGTAGCCTGCCAAGCGAAACGACGCGCGACAGATCCCGAGTTTAAGCTGAAGACGCATCTGCGAAACCGGCTGGTGCAGGTGCTCGTCTCGGCAAAGTACGATCCGACCACGCAGGAGGCGCGCGACGTGCTCGCGTGGTTCTCGTGGCTGAAGGAGCGGGGCGTGGCCGATTGGTCCGCGCCAGGGATGACAATCGATCACGTCGTGCCGATCTCGCGTTTCAATCTGCGAAACCCGGAGGCCGTCGTGGTTGCCAATCGCTGGCAGAATCTGTTTCCGCTGAGCAAGTCGGAGAATTCGCGAAAGCACAAGAAGCTCGTGCCGGACTACATCCGCCGAGTGCGTCAGCTGGCCGAGCAATTTTCCGATGAGCGCCGATCACAGGGACTGGCTTGACCGGCAATGCGTGCTGCCCACGCCGGACCGAAGGAAGATCTGGCAATGGGCGCACGACGTGGTCCGCGAGTTGCCGGCGGCCTACGCGATCCGCGGGCGCTTTACCGTCGAAAACTCGCCGTGGCTCCGCGCGCCGTTCGATAGTTGCCAAGATCCGAAGGTGCGGCGGACGACGGTGCTCAAGGCCGTGCAGTCGGGCGGAACGCTGCTCGCCGAGATCGTTGCCGCGTGGCGGATGGCGAACGATCCTGGGCCGTCGACATTCACGCTGCAATCCGCGGAGATGGCGGCGATCGAGGGCAAGACGCGCATCTTTCCGCTCTTCGAGTCGATCCCGCAGATCGCGCGCCTGCTTCCGCGTCCCGGCCCGATGCGAACGCAGACCGAGGTATTCTTTCCCGGCGGCTCGTTCTTCATCCTTAACTCGGCCAACCTATCGCACCAGCAGTCGCAGTCGGTGCGCTGGAAATACAACGACGAATGTTGGTTGCCTCAATGGGTCGATGTTTATGAGGACGCCTGCCGGCGCGTGACCGCGTTCGAGCAGCAGGGTACGTCGCACATCCTCGACATCAGCCAAGGCGGATTTGAGGGCGGCGACGCGCGGCCGTGCTGGGCGACCTGGAGCTTCCGCCAAGGCTCAATGGAGGAATGGAGCGCGACGTGCCGCAAGTGCTCGAAGCCGATGCCGCTGCACTTTCATCAGACGATGAAGGATGACAAGACGAAGCGAGCCGGTGTCGTCTGGGCCAGCGACGCGCGACGCGAGGACGGCACGTTCGACGAGCAGCGGGCCGCGGAGACCGTGCGCTTCGTCTGCTGCCATTGCGGCGAAGAGTACGCAGACAACGACGGAACGCGGGCTTACTGGCGAAAAGTCGGGCACTACGTGGGCACGCGAGAGAAGGCGCCGACCGACTGGCGCTCGTTCCATTGGGAAGCGGTGGCGGCGCACTCGATGCGGCTCCTCGCGCTCGAATACTGCCAAGCCGAGAACATCTTCAACTCCAACGGCGACGACAGTTCGCGTCGAAAGTTCAAGCAGAAGCGCGAGGCTCGGCCGTGGCTGATGGAGAAAAAGGCGATCTCGATCTTCACCAAGGACTCCGGCTACAAGCTGGCCGACTACGCGCAGGGAGAGTCGATCCCCGACGAGGCGATTCGGTTTATGGCGATCGACCGCCAGCAAGACCACTTCTGGGTCGAGGTCGGCGCGTTCTCCACGGCGCAAGGGCCGCGCTACCGCCAGCTATGGTTCGGGCGCATTGACACACGCGACCAGCTGCGCGCGCTCCAGGAGCGGTTTAAGGTCTCGTCGGCCTGCGTCGCGCAGGATCGCGGCTACCGGCCGGCGGACGTGGACCGCGACTGCGCCGAGTTCGGCTGGCGCTCGATGCGCGGCTACGGCCGCCGGACGTGGACGATGCGCGACGAGGCGACCGGGACGATGGTCAACTTCCCGTTCTCGGATCCGCAGGTAAGCGACTACCGCGGCGGCGACGTTTACTTCTACAACTGGTCCGGCGACTACTTCAAGGACACGCTCGCCTCGGCGCTCGAGGGCAAGGGCGACTTGCGCTGGGAACTGCCGAGCGATGTGAACCCGCTTTACCTTGAGCACCTCAAGGGCGAGGCGAAGGTCGAGGTTCGGACCGGCGTCTGGGAATGGCGCGAGGTCCGAAGCAACGCGCCCAACCACGGCTTGGACACGAGCGCGATGCTGCTTTGTATGGCGACCATCGCGGGCATCATCCGCTTCGTGCCGTCAAAGTCGTAGCATTACGGGGCGTCAAAAAACCTTTTGACGGCGGCCGCTCTTTTATGGCGGCCGACAATCCCTTCCTCGACATTGACGTTGCGACGCTGACGACGCTCAAGACCAAGGTATTGGACGCGATCCAGGCTTGTCTGCTCAACACGAGCTACAGCCTCAACGGCAAGAGCGTCACGCGCGCCGATTTGAACACTCTGAACCAGATGCTGGGCGACATCACCGCCGCCATCGAGTACCAGAACGGCGACACGACCGACACGACGTTTGTCAGCTTCACCGGCAATTGATTATGCAGACCTTCGACGCGACCGCAGTCATCCGCAATCGGCCGTGGTTCGAGCGGGCGCTCGAGACCATTGCGCCGCAGGCCGCGCTGCGCCGGCTTCAAGCTCGCGTCGAGACCGCGCTTTTCTCCTACAACGCCGCGCAGACGAATCGGCTTTATGCGCCGATGCAGTACGGCCAGCCGAGCGAATCCTCGCAGACGGTGCGCGAGCGCGTCGTGATGATGTGGGAGGCGCGGAACTTGGTCGAGAATTGTCCTGAGGTGAAGGAGGTCTCGCGCAAGTTCGGCAATTACCTAACCCCGACCGAATACTCGGCAACGACTGGAGACCGCGACTACAACGCGACGGTCGGCGAGTGGTTCCACACTTGGTGCAAGCAGGCCGACGCGACGGGCCGCAATAGCTTCCGCAAGCTAGTGCAACTAGCCGCGGAGAATCGGCCGGTTGACGGCGACTGTGGCTTCGTCATTCGCCGAGTGGGCGACGGGCTGAAGCTCCAGCTGGTGCCGGCGACCCGCATCGGCAATCCCAACGAGATGGGCCTCGACTCGGAGAACTACTTCGAGGGCGTCATTACTAACGAGTTCGGCGTGCCGGTCGCGTATCGCATTTACCGCGTGACGCGCGAGGGCGTTTACTTTGGCGCGGAGGACGTTCCGGCCGGCAACTTCTGCCACTACTTCGATCCCTTCCGCGTCGACCAGTACCGCGGCGTTACCGACTTTCACGCGGCGATCCAGACGGCGCGGATGCTGCACGAGATCCTCCAGGCCGAGAAGGCCGGCGTGCGCTTCGCTTCGCAGCAGGCTGCGCTCGTCTTCACGGACCGCGGCACGGCCAACGCGCGCAACCTCTTCACGCCGACGCCGAGCGCGGTGCTGCCGAGCGGCCAGCAGCAGAAGAACGAGCTTTCCGAGGTCGGGATGATTAAGTATCTCGGCCAGGCTGATC